AATATCTCTTAAAAATGCTTTTGCTTTTTCTGGGTCACCCTCAACCGCATTTTCATTTTTTTCTATATCACTATCTGGCACATATTTCGCACCAAGAATCTTACCTGTTTTAGGATCGGTTTTGAATGGTGGATCGCCGAGGTTGTATCCCATACTACTCTCCTAGCGCATCTTTAATTTTACTCGGATCGGGTAGATAAATTTGTCTTCCAGGTACCATATCGAAAATAGGATCTTCCATTGTGTTCATATTTCTTTGCGCAAATACCCACCACAAACTTCTATCTTTATATAAATCATACGCAAGTAAATCTGGTCTATGTAAGTATTGCGGTTCAATAGTATATAGCGGATCATCAGAAAACGCTGGCACAGGACGGATTTGAAAAGGCCCTAATGCTCCTGTATTAGAAATTTTTGTATCTGTGTATGGATGATTAGCCATTAAATATATCCCTTGTCAATCATATCACCTCTAACAAAACTACCATAAACAAATTCTGATACTTTCTTCCTGCTGTAGATAGGCTGTACACTAACACTAAATTGCGATTCTGCTGGTGCCCAACTGATATGTTTTGATCCTGCTGGATCTCCATTTGTATTACCAAGTCCTGTAGCAATATAATCTACTTCATTTGGCATATCTACTGTAAAGGTTGTTACAACACAAGACAAGTCATTAAATACAAAATCACCATAACCATTTAATTTAACGATTCTAGGTGGCTCGCCTGTTCCAAACATTCCAAAGTCCATCTTAGTAATTGATCTTAAGTAATGTAATGCCGCAACCCAATATCTTGCTTCTAATGCGTTTTGTACATAGAACTGTCCAACAATCACAAGCTCGTTCACTTGTGAGTTTTGATAAGCGAAAAAAGGATAATTATTATGTATAGGAGAAACATTGCTGTAATTTGCTGAATGTTGTAAAATAATTGTTGGTGTATAAGGAAAAACAAATCTGTTGCCTGTGCTTGCTAAAGGCTCTAAAATATCTGAAGTTGCAAAACTAGGATGGTTAGGTACACTTAAAGATACTCGCCAATCTTTTTCTTCAACATTTGCCCCTGAAAAAGTTGCTTTAGAAGACTTTAATTCACTAGGTGCTTTCCCCCCAAGGTTGAAAGGTAAATTACCGCCACGCATAGCACTCATGAAATTTTTACCGCCAGATCCAAGACCATTAAATAAATTTTGTCCAATATCTTTGACTGGTCCTGGTAAAGCATCTATAGCCTCAGATACGCTATTAAAGGACGCTGTACTTTGTCCTGGGGCAGGTGATGCTATCTTCCTTCTAATCCCTTGGTTTACACCATCTTTTGAAATGATGCCATTTTTGAAAACGGTTTCGTATGCCAAAATAATCTCCTATTACTACAACTATTTAGTTGACAAAGTTAACAGAGTAGTTTATAATATGATAAAATATGACTTATATCGGAGGACTAATGGCCAAAAGAGTTAATTATTTAAACAATAAAGATATATTAAAAGAGATACACAAATCAAAATCTACATTTTGTAGTTTTACAGATCCTGAATTTGCTCAATTTGATATAATTTTACCTAGCATCGAAAAAATAAATGTTAGAACAATAGCAGAAGCGAAAAGAAATAAAGCAAAAAGATTACAGCAACAAAACTTTGAACAAGCAAAAGAACAAGGTAAAAGAGTAAAACTTGCTGAATTTGAAATAGACTATAGAAAGATTCAAAAAGAAGAACTAATTTTTAGAGTTATGACATTTGATCATATTCCAGAAGAACCTGGTAGAAAAAAGAATCCCAAAACAGTAGCAGATACAAAAGTAAAGTTAAACTTTCCTCCGTTCGTACATTATAAATTTAATGACGATGGTGAACTTGTTGTAGTTGGCAAATCTCATTGGGAAGGTGGTATGGAAAATGGATATTTTAGTTTGACAGGTGGTAAAGCAACAAACAAACTTGCTATGATGTGGATGAAGTTATGTGATAGATATGCTACGCGGGGTAATGTACGCGGATATACTTATAATGACGAAATGCGAGGACAAGCAATACTCCAACTTACACAAATTGGATTACAATTTGATGAATCAAAATCAAACAACCCTTTCGCATACTATACTGCGGCAGTAACAAATTCGTTTGTAAGAGTTATTAATATAGAAAAGCGTAATCAGAATATTAGAGACGATATTCTTGAAATGAACGACATGAATCCTAGTTATACACGCCAACATCAGGGTGAATGGGAACGCAGAATGGCTGAACAAAAGGAAAAACAGGAAAAAAACGGTTGACTGTGTAACGTTTTCAAGCTATACTGTACGCATAAAGGAATATTATTTTGTTTAAAAAAGCCGCTGTCTTTACAGACATACATTTAGGATTAAAGTCTAACAGTCGACAACATTTACAAGACTGTGAAGACTATATAGATTGGTATATTGAAACTGCTCAAGCAAATGGCTGTGAGACAGGTATCTTTTGTGGTGATTGGCATCACAATAGAAACAGTATTAATGTACAAACACTAGACGCAACTACTAGGTGTTTTGAAAAACTCGGAAAAGCATTTAAAAAGTTTTACTTTTTTGCCGGTAATCATGATTTGTATTACAAAGACAAACGTGATGTTTTTTCTGTTGAGTTTGGAAAACATATCCCAGGTGTAACATATGTTGAAGAAACATATGTTGAAGATGACGTAGCACTAGTTCCATGGCTAGTAGGTGATGAATGGAAAACTATTGGAAAAATAAAAGCAAAATATATGTTTGGACATTTTGAACTTCCTAGTTTTTATATGAATGCTATGGTACAGATGCCTGATCATGGAGAATTAAAAGCAGAACATTTTGAAAATCAAGAATATGTGTTCTCAGGACATTTCCATAAACGTCAAGTACAAGGAAAAATACATTATATAGGCAATGCTTTTCCACACAATTACGCAGACGCATGGGATGATCAGCGTGGTATGATGATTCTTGATAAAGAAAATAACAAAGAACCAGAATATTTAAACTGGGTAGATTGTCCAAAGTATAGAACTACTACACTAAGCAAACTACTAGATCCAGAAAGTAACTTAATTTTACCCAATATGTATTTGCGTGTTACACTAGATCTGCCAATAAGTTATGAAGAAGCACAATTTATTAAAGAAACTTATATTAATACACATGGTTGTAGAGAAATAACGCTAATTCCTAGTCAACAAGATGAGGAAATACACACTGATATTGATATTACACAGTTTGAAAGTGTTGATCAAATTGTTACAAAAGAAATATCAGCACTTGACACAGAAAATTATGACAAAAGAGTCTTGCTAGGGATATATGACGAACTATGATAAAGATTAAAAACTTAACTGTTAAAAATTTTATGAGTGTGGGTAACCAAACCCAAGCAGTTGACTTTGATAAACAACAACTTACACTTGTGCTTGGAGAAAACCTTGACCAAGGTGGTGACGATAGCGGTTCTCGTAATGGTACAGGTAAAACAACTATTGTAAATGCGTTGAGTTATGCCCTTTACGGTCTTGCTTTAACAAATATTAAACGTAACAATTTAATTAATAAAACAAATTCTAAAGGTATGTTAGTTACACTGTCTTTTGAAAAAGATAGTAGAGAATATAAAATCGAAAGAGGTCGTTCTCCTAATGTACTAAAATTTTATGTTGACGGTCAAGAACAAGAAATGCTAGACGAGTCACAAGGCGATAGCAGACAAACACAAAAAGATATTGATAGTTTGCTAGGCATGTCGCACAATATGTTTAAACATATTGTAGCACTAAACACATATACTGAGCCTTTTTTAAGTATGCGAGTAAATGATCAAAAAGATATTATTGAACAATTACTTGGTATTACAATCCTTAGTGAAAAAGCAGAAGTACTCAAAGAACAGATACGTAAAACAAAAGAAGATATTACAGAAGAAAACGCAAAACTAGTTGCTCAACAGCGTAGCAATGAACATATTGAAGAAACTATCAAAAGTCTTGAGCTAAAGCAACGTGCTTGGCAGTCTAAAAAGACAAAAGATGTAGAACAAATCGCAAAAGGCATTGACGAACTAGAACATTTAGACATTGAAGTTGAACTAGAAAAGCACGAACAGCTGACTAATTGGACTGAAATGAACAATGCCAAAACGGCTCTTAATAAAGAAAAAGCAACGCTGGAAGGTGCTACACAACAAGCTGACAAACGTGTTAAAAAACTAGAGCAAGACATTGCAAATCTTGAAGATGCTACTTGTTATACTTGCGGACAGGCACTACACGAAGACAAAAAACAAGAAATTTTTGAAACAAAAAGCAAAGAACTAAGCGAGTCTACAATATATCAAACAGAAGTTACTAGCAAACTAAATGAAATTGTTATGGGCTTACAAACTATTGGTGAATTAGATCAAAAGCCGTCAACTTATTATGAAACAATGCGTGAAGCATATGAACATAGAAACAATGTTGACAGTTTAAAACAAACACTTGAGACTAAACAAGCAGAAGCAGATCCATACGAAGAACAGATTGAAGAACTGAGAAATACTGCTATACAATCTATTGACTGGTCGCAAATAAATAGTTTAAACGATCTTAAAGAGCATCAAGAATTTTTGTTAAAACTGCTTACTAACAAAGATTCTTTTATACGTAAGAAGATCATTGATCAGAATTTAGCATATCTAAACAACAGATTAACATACTATCTTGACAGACTGGGATTACCGCATCAGGTAGTATTTCAAAACGATTTGGCTGTAGAGATTACACAGTTGGGACAAGATCTTGACTTTGACAATCTTTCAAGAGGCGAACGTAATAGGCTTATCCTTGGAATGAGTTTCGCATTCCGTGACGTATGGGAGAGCTTGTATCAGAATATTAACTTGTTATTCATTGATGAGTTGATTGATTCTGGTATGGATACTTCAGGTGTTGAAAACTCCTTAGGTATTCTTAAGAAAATGGGAAGAGAAAGACATAAGAATGTGTACTTAATTTCTCATAAAGATGAACTAGTAGGGCGTGTCACACACGTTCTCAAAGTAATAAAGGAAAACGGGTTCACATCATACGAAAATGATGTTGAAATACACAATGAATGAAGATGACACACATGATTTACTGACTAAGGCTTATATGGAATATTTCAAGGCAAACGAAAAGTTTGAAGCAAGAAATTCTGTTCGTACGCATAGAGAGTCTAGAAGGTGGCTACGAGAAATACGTACACTTGCTAAGAACCGTATGGATGAAATTCACGAAAAGCATCAAACCAAAAAAGACGACAGTACATCTTAGGCAAACATATATAAGTTCATGCTATGGACTTATCAAGGAACACAGGTAGACTCCATACCAGACGAGTATGAAGGGTTTGTATATCTTATAACCAATACTACCTCTGGACAAAAGTACATAGGCAAAAAACTAGCAAAGTTCAAAACCACAAAGCCACCACTTAAAGGCAAGAAAAACAAAAGACGAGGCTACAAAGAAAGTGATTGGAAGGACTACTGGGGTAGTTCTGATAGATTACAAGCAGACGTAGACAAGTTAGGCCCAAAAAAATTCACAAGAGAAATACTTTATTTCTGTAAAAGCAGAGCAGAAATGAGTTACATAGAGGCTAGAGAGCAATTTGACCGCCGTGTATTAGAGACGGATGAGTATTATAACGGTATTATTAATGTTAGAGTTGGCGGTTCAGATAAACTAAAGAAGGCATTGCTAGAACAAAATATCAAGGCAAAAATAATCAACACATAAGGTTGGCGGGCCAGTTTGTAATACCGCTGAGAAAGAGCATCCGTATAGGAGCACTCGTACACGTTGAGCCGCGTTCGGTAGTAGAACGGCAGGATTGACGGAGATTGAATGTTGGCAATCGAAACACTGTAGTACATAAAAACTCTTAGCATAGGAACGAAGCAAGAGGTAGCGCAAGCGATGTCGACGTAGGTTGGGAAAGGTCAGAGCCCATTGTACAGCAGAAAACACCTACTTCCAAGTCTTGGCTGTGACGAACTCACATGAAGTTCAAGATTAGATGGGACCGTAAACAGGTTCCGTCTGACTGAAACAATCTACATGAAGCAATTACAATGTTACTTCGTAACATTGCTTTAATTCATATCTACTACTTTCTATCAAACGAAGTGTTATAGTTTGAGCGCAAGCGAAAACTTAATTCGCGTAGCGAATTACATAAATACATACAACAAAATTAATAAGGACATCTCATGAAGATTTATCAGATCACAGAAACATTGGATATTCAGAAAACCAAAGACGGAAAGTTTAAGGTAGTTGACTTAGATTCAAAAGGAACTCTTCAGACTTTTGATAATGCAGGTGATGCTGAAGAATTTAGAGATAAGAAACGTGCAGAGCTTGCTAAGAAGGAAAAGCCACCTGTAAAAAAAGATCCAGTGCAGAAGAAAGAGCCACCTGTACAGAAAAAATCTACAGTTGACAAAAAAGAACCTAGGATTGTTGATACACCGGCAAAAAAAGATCCTAATCCTAAAGATACCAAAAAACCATTAAACAAAGATCTAAAAGCAGTTAGAGCTGATACACCAGCGATGGACGAACTAAGCAAATCTGAACGTAGAAGGCTTGCTAAGACTGGTAAAATAAGACGCAGTGGTAAAACTTACACAAGAGCGGCAATTGAAACAGCTACTGAATTGAAAGCCCTAATGGTTGACAAAGCACCAAAAAAATTAAAATCAATCGCAAAAGGTCCTAAAGCCGCACTAGATTTAGAAACATCTAAAAATTTCAAACTGAAAATTTTTAAATTTTTAGGACGAAAAGCCGCAGAGCAACTAGTTCTAATAGTTAACATGGCAGCAATTGACAATGCGTTAGATTCATATGCTCGTATCTGGGAAGAAGAAGTTGCAAAAGGAAAAACAAAGGAAGAACGTCAAAAACGCCTAGACGATATTCTAGCTAGTAAAAATAGAGCAGTTATCAAAGCACAGTTAGATGCTATAGAAGAAATAGCAAAAATAATTATAGGATCTATTGCAGTTGCTCTAGCAGGAGGATTTGGTTCAGCGAAAGGAGCCGCCGCAGGAACTGCAACACAAATAGCTGTTAGAACCCTACTTCAATCTGTGTTTACAAAATTAATGCTGGTCATAGGTGTTACTTCCGGTCTTATAGGTTGGATGGTTGCAATTATAGTAGGCGGCGCAT